TTTTCTTGTTCTCCAAAAGTATCTTTAATTAATTCCAAAGAAGTATATGACCCGTCAGCATCAAAATAATGACATAGAGCTCTAATCATATATAGACCACTTTGCTCAGTATCATCATCCTTTTTAGTAGAAATTGTTATCAAAGGGAATGTACACTTAATCATTTGACCTGCTTCCAAATTAGTATTGGATGGTATAATCATTGATATTGTCTGAGTCATAATAGTATTATATCTCATTAAAGACTGTGCCTGAACCCTCATAGGATTAGCATTTGGGGGTTTTTTATCTTTTAATTCCTTTGCTGTTGTAGTTGGATCAGGGTCAAAAGTTCCTCTATCTATAACAGCAGTTATAAATCTACTAGGAATTTCTCCCAGAGTTTTATCAGCACCTTCTGCCACTAATGGTAAACTAATTGGTTTACCTGTAGGTCTTACCTTACCAATATAATCACCAAATTCAAATATTTTATCCTTATAATTCAACTGAAGAGGATCAAAATACATTCTATAGCTACAATAAGTACCTCTTTTTAATTTTCCAAGTAGGTCTTGATTTTCATTAGTGGTATATTTTATAATCTTATAATCATCTTCCATAGCACTACTATCAACAACTTCCGTATAGATATAATCTTTATCATGTGGTTTTTGTGATATTAAAGAGTCAATTGACTTATATTTAAATCCACTATTAGTTTCATAGAAACAATATCCAGCAGTTCCATCTCCACCTTTAGTTTCTTCTCCACCAGGAACAGACTTAGCAGCTAACCAAGTTAATAATGTAAATGGTTTTCTCATATTTCCAATAAAACCATATCTATTTTCAGTTGGATCAATATCAACAGGTTTTTTTGTCTTTAACTCATCTTTTATTATTTTTTGTACGTCTTCAGATATTTTCCCACCCACAAATTTTTTACCAACTCTAGATGTTTCATTAGTTATTGCTTCACGGGAAACTAAATTTAAAGTAAATCTTTCAACATTGGCATCCCTCTCTACACCAGTAATACTAGAAACATAAAGATGTTTATCAGGATCCTCTTTAAGAAATTGTAATCCTGGATTATCTGGACTATTGCCCGAAATTTTCATAACAACTCTTTCACCACCTCTTATAGGTAATCCATTATAAAGAGATTGTATTGTATTACCAGTTTCAGGTTGAGTTATACTTTGCCCAGTATTAACAATTAACATTTTTGCTGTAATTGTTGGTGAAAATATATCTTCAAAATATTGAATACCAACTACAGCAGGTTCAATATTGACTGTACGTTGACCGTCAGCCGATTGAATCATAATATATTCGTAAATAGAAGGATCTTTTGCTGCCATTTTATTGATCGTATTTTAAGTCTTGAAGTATTTTCATAATATTTACAATAGGTACTGTAGTTCCACCAAGATCATCACCACCACCACTTATTATTTGATTTGAAGATGAAGATTCTCCATCATCTATTAAAGGAACAAAAACTTTTTTAGTCTTATTAACTGGAGTAATAACAACACCACTTTTATTATTAATAACTTCAATTGTAGTCTTAATACTCTCAGCAATAACCATAAGATCATCAGCACTAGATTCCAATTTATTAGTAAATTCATCAATAACAGCATCAAAATTCATAGATCTTTCACTGCTACTAGACATCATACCCTCAACACTATTAGCAAAGTTTTTAAATCTTGAATTCCATTCTCTATTTAATTTTTGTTGAAATTTTATATACTTATCACGTTGATCTACAGTAACATCAATATCCTTAATTGAAGGATGATATGACATTGAATTTATTGCGTCAAAGAATGGTTTACCTAAATCATTAACTACAGAATTTGTTATAACATATTCACCAGAAGTTAACCATGCAGGTACAGTATCATATCCAACAGTTCCCTTAGCCTTTACAGATCCACCACCATTATATTGGAAAGGTTCAATAGAAGATAGACTAGGTTTGTTAGTAACAACTGGAGGAGTTTGCTTCTTACTTTTAGATTTACTCCTTACTAGTCCACCCCTATTATATCCAGATAAATCCTCTTCAACATCCCCATCAACCTTACCAAATTTCCATAGATTACTTTTAATCCAATCAAACCCCATCATAACAGGATTTTGTATGAAACTAAAAGCTTGTATTACAGAATCAAATAAATTACCAAAACCACTACTAATCTTCTCTAAATTATCATCTAATTCCTGTTTCAAATTGTCAAAGCTAAAACTAGATAATGCTTTTGAAATAGCAACTAACGATCCACCAAATCCACTAAGTATATCAAAAGTTCCAGACATGAAATCTCTCATAGTCAGAACAAATGAACTCATATTCTTTAATAGAATACCAGCACCCTTTATAATTGATGGTAAATATTTAAGACCCCAACCAAGAAAAAGAATACCAAAGAAATCTAATATTCTACCTAAAAATCCTTTTTTACTACTAGTACGTATTTTTCCAGTACGTTTAAAAACTCCAGTAATACCAGTAGCTTCTATTACCTCTTCATTATCTTTCCTTCTCTTATTTTCTATCCTTCTTCTAAAGTATTTACCATCATCTCTAATAAGTCTATTTGTAAATTTTGTCTTATCACCAACTGCTTCAACTAATTCCTCAGTACTAGTAGTTGCCTTACCTAATGATTTAGAAAAATTATTCATACTCTCACCAATTCTTCTAATGTTTATAGAAGAATTTAATAAGGATCGTCTAACTTTCCTATTTTGTATAACAGCAGCTACCATAATTATCTAGAACTTATATTAAAATGTTTATATGCGGTATAAACATAAGTATTGCTATTATTCATAGCAGGTATATTTGGTATTATTCCAGAAGATCCAGAAATTTTACCAGAAGAATCAAGAGGATTATTCCCATTCCCACCACCAAGTGGAATAGGAATTATTATTGGTCCACTATCAACCTCTTGATTTATTACTTGACTTAAAGTTTGATCTTTCTTATTTGGAGTAATAGAACTAGAATCAAATGACCCTGAAGAATTAAATCCGAAATTATAGTTAGTACTTCCTTCTTCTACACCCTTAATATTATATTTTTCTTTAAATTCTTCTATAGTAGTAATAGGTTCTTCATTAATAACTTCTACTCCTTCTGAATTACCTGGTCCATTTGAATCAATGATCTTAACTTCTTCTTCTACTGGTTCTATATCATCTCCCCAAATTGGTAGATTTTTATAAAAATCATTAAGCCATCCAAAGAAACCTTTCTGTTCTGCTATAGGAGATTCTAAAACCTCATTTTTCTGATTACCCTCTATATTTACTTCTTGTTTTTCAACTTTCTCACCTAAATTATAGTTTGGATTTTCTCCTTTAAAATTATTTAAATTTTCTGAATCTACAATTCCACCATCATTAAATTCAAAATCACTCTCATCATCACTACCACCAAAACCTGGAAGAGTAGCACCTAGTGCAATCCAAGGTAATTTACCTAGAAAAAATCTATTTAAACCACGGAAGATATTACCAAGCCACCTAAAAGGTGTCAATAATGCTTTACCAAGACCAAATCCCTTAGTTACATTGTTTATCTTAAACAATGATCCAATTATTTTAAGTATACCAAATCTAGTTGATAACCATAGTGCACCAACAGTAAGTAAACCCCCACCAACAGTTAAACCTATCTGTTTTAATTTTTCCTTATTTCCATCAGACGCAGCTCTTATAGCTTGTATACCTTTTTCAGCTAACCAACCAAAGAACAATGTACTAAAGAACTTACCTACAGCACCTAAACTAATTTGTGCCTTTCCTGCTATTCTAGCAAATGGTGATATTAACCCTTGCTGAATCTTTTTCTCTATCTTTTTCTCACCTTCTGTTCTTAACTGATCTTCCGCTAAATCATTTTCCCTCTTTCTTTCTGCTGCTTCTCTTTGTCTATCTAAAGCAATCTGAAGAGATAAATTATCCTTTACAACTTCTAATCCTTGTTGTAAACCTTGAATTTGGTTAGTAACAACACTAAGCTGTCTAACAACATTTCCTAATAATAAAGTATTATTTTGTATTAAAACTGGAGTAACATTATCCAGAACAGGTTGTTGCTGTGGCGTAATACCACCAGTAAGTAAATTAGCAGGAACCCTATTTCTTACCGCACGTATTCCTCCTGATATTGGTGATGTTAATGGTTCAGCCATTTGATTGTTGTTGTGCTTTTAAATTTTCTTCTTCAATATACTGATGAAGAAGAGATAAATAAATCTCCCTTTCCCAAGGAATCATATTTTCTAACTCTGTTAAGCTATATTTATGATGTTGCATCAAAGCAAAGTTTATCTTATAGTATGACTCAAGATCTTCATGAGCCATACTTATGCGAAAAAACTTTGTAACCCCTCCAATACAATCTCATTTTCAACTCCAGTGTTGGGATTAGTAACCTTAACTTTATGAGATAGTTTAGGCATAGTTTCAAAAAAATTCTCAACATCCTTAAATTGTTTTGTATTTAAAGATCCAATAAAATCAGACAGCTCCTTTTTTGTACAATCTGTTCCAGCCCAAGATTCTTCTTCAGAATAAACTTGTTCAATACAAGAAGAAATTAATTGAAAAGTGTCATCAACACTTATTTCACCAGCTTGAAAATTAGTTTTGATAAACTCTTCCATAGAGGGATATTTCATTCTCAAAGTATACTCATCGTCCAATTTTATATCAGGACTATGATTTTCATCAATCTGAACTTTTATATCATCCAAATTAATACTCGAAGGAACTTGAGTTTCATTATCATCTGGACAAGTAATAGTAACTTCAACCTCTTCACCAACAGATTTTCCTCTCACATTCAAAAACAAATATTCAATATCAAAAGTCGCTAAACTTTCAACTTTAATTCCTCTAGTAAGAATACAAGATTTTAAAACGTCCTTGACTGCTGTAGCAATCTGTTTAGGATCATTAGTTTCCATTGCAAGAATAAGAACCTTCTCTTCTCTAACTAAAAATGGTCTAAATTTAACTTTCTTTTTTGATGAAGGTATTACCAACTCATACGTTGGTGTCGAAATCTTCGGTAAAGGCATAATATGCTCAATTCAAGTAATTTTATTTATAGGGGTTTATCCAAAATAATGACGAGATCTAACTCCTTCTGCTACATTAGAAAATCCAGTTTGTAATGAAGAAACTTTATCTGATGCCGAATTAAGATTAGTTTGTATTTGTCCAGCAGCATCATTAAGAATACTAAATTCAGATCCTCTAGATTGACTCGCTAAGACCGCAGGCAAATTATAGGGTCTATTGTTATAAGCATTTCTTCCACTGGCAGTATTATTAAGATCAGTACCTCTATATTCAGCAGCAGTAGTAGATTCCCCACAAATATAACGATCATAGCTAAAATTACAAGTTGCTTTTAGAACTTGAGAATTTTGATATGTTACTCTTGTGGAATTTAAAGATAATGGAAATAAACCAATAAATTTATATTCTAAAAATTGCCTATAATTTTTCTCAAATTTAACTATTCTGGTTTCATTAGATTTATATAATTCTGGATACCTCATCTTAAAATGATATGTAGTAGGATTCTTCGGATCAGCAGGAGTCCCACCAGAAATATACTCCATCCAATGCTCTAAAAATTTAAGTGACTTATATTCATTGTCAACATAAAATTCTAAAGATATTTGAGTAAAATTTCTAGTATGAGCAAATCTTTCTACAACACCCTGATAATTTCCAACAACATCTGATGTTGCCATAGCACTGCCTGGTAAAGAAGCAGAACTACAAAGTAATCCAATATCTTCTCCAGCAAATCTAAAATCTATACCTTTATTTCTAAGATGATCTGCTAAAGAATAACCATCCCCATTATAATGAGGAGGCAATCCAAACTTAACTAAGTAATGAGAAGTTTGGGCAACATTCTGAAACTTTGGTAATATCTGAGATATTTTCTTTGGGATTGGTGCTGCCACTCTAAATAGTCTTATTATATCATTTCTATTTAGATGGCTTACAAAGGAAAATATCGACCATCTCACCCAAAGAAGTATAAAGGTGATCCTACAAACATAACTTTTAGGTCATTATGGGAAAGAAAGTTCATGGTTTACTGTGATACTAATCAAAATGTACTAGAATGGAACAGTGAAGAAATTGTTATTAGATATAGATCTCCTGTAGATAGTAAACCTCATAGATACTTCCCTGATTTTTATATGAAGGTAAGAGAGAATGATGGTAGAATAAAAAAATATGTCATTGAAGTGAAACCACTAAAACAATGCAGTCCACCTAAAAAACCAAAAAGACAAACTGCTGCTTACATAAAGGAAGCAATGACATTTGCCGTAAATCAAACAAAATGGAAGGAAGCAAGAGAATATTGTGCTGATAGGCAATGGGAGTTCAAAGTGATTACCGAAAAAGAACTTGGTATAACATAATGGCAAGAAGGAGGGCTAAAAGAAGAACTCGTGGTGCTTCTTATGAACAAGTAAAAGCAGATATTGATGCTAGAGAAGGGATTAGATTAGCACCAGTACTAAAGGATTTAATTGGTAATGAAGATCCAGATGATCTTATGGTTAAAATTACAGAAGTTTTAGAAGCAGAAAATCCAAAAGGAGTTCAAGCAGGTAAATATTATACTTTCATATACTATGCTAAAACACCAGATATTCAATATGATCAACATCCATTAGTTGCCGTACTTGGTGTATTTGAATGGGGATTTCGTGGTCTAAACTATCATTGGAGCGAAACC